TTGAAAAAATCTAACATATTTTTCTTGCCTACTAATTTTTTATTGTCTTTCTTAGTTTCTTTCTTAATAAGTTTTTTCATAATGGCATCTCCTTTAAATTTTATTTTGCGTAGAATTTTCTAAGTGCCGCTCTTTGTTCTCCCGATAAACCCATTGAATTTAAGACTCTATCTTTTTGAACATTTCTAACTCCCTTGTAAGGCTCACCTTTTTTATTTACTCCTTCTGGTTCTAACTCTGATAGTAACCTTAGAAATTCTCTTGAAATATCAGTGGATACTCCAACCTTCTCTGCATTTTCTATCTTCGTTTTTTGTGTGTCAGTAGGTCTAAATAAAAAGGCATCATACACAACATCCTTTTCCTCTTTCGTAAGGTCAGTCCTATCATATAAATATCTAATTTTTTGTTTTTTACTAACCTCTTCTTTACCTTCTAAAACATCAATCTTTTTGAAGTCACGTATAACCTGATTGAGTTTTATTCGGTCGAATCCTTTTTCTTCTGCCTTTTTAAGATTTTCATAAGAGGAATCTTTAGCTGGTATCCATTGTATTTGTTCTGCATAATTAAACATATTGTCAGTCTGGATCATGTATTTACTCTTTAATTCATTCCTCATAACAGACAATTTCTTTTGTTCCTCTGTCCTCTCTGATGTTGTATCAATACCTTTTGCCTCCGCATACATATTTCTTACAGCAGACTTAACATCCGTTCCCATTTGATTTAGGAATTTGTACTTGTCCTCTGGACTTAGCTTGTAGAAATCTGATTCGTTCTTAACTGTCTCGTATGCAATAGAAATTTCATCGTTATAAATATCCCTGTATTGTTTCACCTCGTCATTAGTCAAACGATACTCCTTACCCTTGATAGTAAACTTATCAAATCCTTTGTACTTGTTCCTAACTATTTGAGCAACAGAACTCTCAGCAAAGTAATCATCTGTCTTTTCTTTACCACTTAATGCAATACCTCTGTCAGCTATGAATTGTCTCCTAACATCCTGTCTGGACTCCTCTATTGCATCAGACAGCAGCTTAACTTTTTGACTATCGCTAGAATCTTTGTACTCATCCGTAGCCATAACAAGGTCGTATAATTCCCTAGTACGAGTACCCAATTGGGATTGATACTTCGTATACTCCTTGTCAGTTAGCTTGTATGGTTTATTTTCTATACGATAAGACTTTTCTTGTATACTAGGAACGTGAGTTTTTTGTCCTGTCTTTTCAAATAAAGTAGAAACCTCCTTCGATACATTGTCGTTTGATAATTTACTATAAACACCTGGATTAAAGAAAGACTCTAAAAATCTTGAAACAATACCTCTACCTTGATATTGTTTTATAGGTTTTCCGTCAGTTCCAATCTTAGGTTCAAGAGCAAAACTTCCTCCAGGCAATCTTGATATTATTTGATTTAACATAAGCTGTTTAGTACGTGACGGATTATATGTAGTTCTTACCGTAGGATCAACTATTCTATTTATTTGTCTTACCATCGTGCCAAGTGGAACAAATTGTTGTGATGCTGTCTGCCCAAAATCAAGAATGTTGCCAAAGAAACTACTGTCCCCACTATAATTAGTAGAAAACAATCTTTCTATACTCTGGAATAAAGGTTGTTTAAATAATGTTTCTCCTCCTGTATATATTGCTTCTATGATAGTGTCTGTAACACCAGATCCAGTTTTACCTTCGTCATACAAATCAGCTCCTATTGCTAAGGATGTTGCAAAAGGTTGAGCCCAATCAAAAGAAACAAAGTTTTTACCAATTTTAAAGGCATATGGTATTATTCCTCTTTCTCTATCAACAGCAGCTTTGTCTTTATCCGTATCAGATCTGCCAGTTATAAGCCCCATTGAACGTAGCCTATGACCTATGTAAATTAGACCAGTACCAGTTATTCCTTTAGCAATAGCATCCACAAATTTAGCCTGGTCAAATCTATCTTTACCATATCTCTTAGCATAGTATAATTGCTCTGCCACCTTAGTTATACTAGCTGGAGTATATTCCCATGCACGAGCAATAAAATTAGCACTTGTTTTTATAAATGGCCACACTAGATTCCCAGCACCATAATCTTTGTTTCCTATATTAAAATACTCACCAATTTTATTGATGGCAACTTTAATATCTCCTATTCCCTCACCTAGTAAATTATCGTCTTGTAATACCCTAGTGTTAGCCTCTTTCAAAGCCATTTCTTTCATTTGTTCATCAGTATATTTAGTGTTATTCATATCGTTAACTTTTTTTAGCATATCTAGTCTGTCTTGATAACCCATTTCGTGGAACGGTCTATCTGTGATAGCCATTGCGTTATTAACTACTTTTTCCATTGTACGACCAACTTTATTATCAATTTTATAACCTTTTGTAAACCCATAAGGAGTATTATTTCTTCCTGTATCTACTCCGTACTTTATGTCTTTACTGACCTCTTTAAGACCTTTTTTAAATCCTTTAAACCCAGACATTGGATTTGTCAATGCAAATTCCCTACGTTTAGTTATTTTAGAAACAGCCTTGTCAACAGGAACAGCTACAACATTTTTAGCACTTGTAACAAGAGCACCACTAACATTGCTGCCAAAGTCTCTAACTCTACCAGGCACAGCGAGTAACATATTATTACGAGTAAAAGACGCAATTTTTTCGCCGAATGGTACGTGTGTCTTTTCAGTTATAATATTCTCTACTTTGCTTATCCCTGCTCTATAATCCCAACTATCCTTATCATACTTTTTAATACTATTCATTATCTCTGTTATTTCTTTTACATCCTCAGTTTCTAGCACAGGGACTTTATTTTGTGCTCTCATAATATCAACTAATTCTGGCTTACTGTAAGCATCTAGCTCAATTAATTCAAGGACTCTATCAATAGTACGCTTAGGAGCTGTTTTAGGATAAGTCCTAAACATATTCTTTAGAATACCCTCTCTTTTTTCTAGTGCTAGTTTGTCAAACTCAGCTTTTGCAAGTTCAGTTATCAGCCTAGCATCCTTTTTATTAACCTTTAAATTGTCCTTGATATACATAATAAAAGCATCTTTAACTAAGTTTGTTGTCTCTATTCCGCTTTTTACTGTCTTTAACATATCAACACCAGTATCTTTTATAGCTCGTCTTAATTTAACTGGCATTTTCTCTAATATGGCTTTGTTAAATATCTCATTATTAAAACCACCAGCGTTAGAGATTTCCTCGATTTTTTTAAGTACGTCTTTAGCTGTTCCTTTAGACCTTACTTTAGTTTCAGACTCTAAATACTTAGCACTATATTCCTTTCTTAGTTCCTTAAATCTGTTGTCTATGTAGTTTGCTATAGACTTAGCATCATCACCAGTCAACCCAGATTGCTCAATTATGAAGTCTTTTAGTTTGCCTCTTGTTTCTGCTCCAGTTTCATAGTGTGATAGTATAGTTTCTTTTACCTTGATACCAAGTGCATCCGTTCCCTCGTTAAATGCTTGTACTAATGTTTTGTCTGCGAATTGAGGCTTACTCCTTGTATCTAAATATTGCTCTAAATATTCTAATGCTGTCTCCTCTTTGGCAAACTTAGTCCTAACAAGTTCCTTTGCATCATCCCACACTTGTGAGGTCAGACTCCTATTTTGCATAGCTTGTCCTAGTTCTTTTATTTTCTCTGTTGGGTCCTTAATCTTAACTGGACTATTCGTTGTCTCTTTATATTTTTTGTATAGCTCATTGACAAGTTCTTCTACTATATCCTTTTCTTTTTCACTTGCTGGAGGTCTTGTTACATCACTAGAAATTTTCTCAAATAACATTTCCTCTGGTGTAGGTTCTTCCAACATTTCTTTTCTTTCTTTTTTATTTGGTGAATCAGTTTTTTGTTTTGGTTTAGACTTACCTTTTGAACTTATTATTTCCTCAAAGTTTTCTGCCACCTCGTCAGCAATATCCTCAGCAGCGTTTTTAGTAGCCTTTTTAACTGCCTTGTCAACGTCAGACGTTTCCTTATTTATTTTCTTTTTCAATTTAGGATCTTTGTCTAACAATTCTTTTTGTGATTTTGATATTGTGGCATCAGCTTTTCTTATTGCAGTTTCTGGAGAATCAATCTGCCATGTTTTAATTGCCTGTATTGATTGCCCTTGACTTGTATATTCTTTTCTAGCAGCTCTTATAAATTCCTTTGCCTCATCATATTTTTTACTCGTCAATAAATCTCTTGCGATAATACCAGCAGCAACTGAATCCTCTGCTCCAGATATACCATTGTTCTGTATTCTTTCCTTAGTACCGTCATAATCTGTCTCTAATTCATTTACTGCTCTTTCTATAGATTTCTTGTTAGGTTTTTCTTCATACGTCATAGCAAAGCTATCTATAGCCTTTTGCATTTCCTCGTCTTGTGCCCAGTTAGCATTTCTTAGTGTGTTAGACCTTAGCTTAGATAGTTTTTTCTTAGCCTCTGCAAAGAATTGTAAGTCTATACCCTTACCTTTTTTCTGCTGTTCAGTTAAATCTTTGACAAGTGTTTCGAGTTCTTGTTCTGTGTCAGGTAGTTTTTTAGGTGTAGGTGGTGTTTCTTTTACTACTTGTTTAACTGGTTCTTGCTTAACCTCTACAGGTTTATCAACGGTTGTCTGTTTTGCAACAGTTGGTTCTGGTTTTACTTCTGTTGGTTGCACAATAGGTTTAGCAATATACGCACTTGAATCAAAGTTACTCATATATTTACTTTCTTTAAATCTAGATTGTTTTATTGTTTTTGCTAAATTAAACCCATTATCTACAAAGTCATTGCCATTAACTGTGTAAGTCCTATTTTCTTTTCCTACCTCAATCCAAAATTTCCTATCTCCAATATTTGAAATAGTTAAAATATCTTTTTCTATATTTTTTAAACTCTTTTCATCTAATGAATTTAGTTCAAAACTATAAGTCCCATCTCTCACAGTTTTTCTAATATAATTTTGATTAAATAATTCATCACTAGCATAATATTGGTGTTTATCAAAATCACTATTTAAATAATGATATTTCCCATCAGGAGATATAAAAGCACCTTTTGTAGAAGATAATTCATCAATATTTTGCAATTTTAAACTGGTAGGTGATTCAATATCATCCTTGACAGGTTTAGCAACATCGTCAACCTTTTTAAATCCACTTGATTCAACCTTTGTTACTGCCTCGTCTACCGATTCAAATACTTTACCAGGTTGCTCATAATTATCATTTACCTTTTTAAATATTTGAGACTTTCCGTTAGCTAGTTTTTTTATCTTATATGTAGTTCCAGACTGTGCTTTGTATTCAGCAACAGTATTATTCGGTTCTATCTCTTGTGTCTTAGGTTGTAATTCTATATCATGCTTAGTTTCCATAGCTATTTCTTTTGGTTCCGTAGGTCTCACTATTTCCTGCTCTTGTACTGGCTTAATCTCCTGTTCTTTTACAACACTATCAAATAACTCTGGCTTTGGTTGCTCAACCTTAGCATTAAGATTATTACGCATATTACCAATTTTGTTATTGATAAAATCGTTTGTTTTTCTAATACCTGTAGGTATCGTTGGTATTCCAGCCATTGCAGCATTGATAGCCACATTAGCTATAAGATTTTCCATACCAGCTCTACCGCTTTTTGTCCTTAGAGCCTCATTGATTCCCTCACCAATAGAGACTGGTAGGTCTGCCAAAACATCAGCCACAAATTCTTTTACTACTGGACTATTAATTTTATTTAGTTCCCTAGATACAGCGGGTATTTTTTTTATGATATGTCCTCCAAAATTTGTCTGCATACCATAACTATACATTGCACCTAGATATTTCATTGCTTCATCTGTTCCACTTGGTTTGTATTCTCTCCTTGGTTGCCCTGTCAAGGTAGACTCCATATCAAGCCTACCACTAGCACCAGTTAGAGCCTCACGTAATTTGTTTGGTTTTACTCCTAATGCTTTTGAGGTTAATTGTTCTGCGAAAGGTATAGCCTCAAATGCACCATATGGAATATTTGATGCAGTTTCTTTTCTACGTTGTGGAGATACAGATGCTTTAAGATCATCCATTTTAGTAATAGGTTTTTGTGGTGTGTCTTTATATAAATTCTTATTATATCCTGCCATATTACTAAAATTGATATTTCCTCTATCTAGCTCACTCCTATTTTGTCTGCCTATATCTAATATTCTTTCCTTCTCTGTTGGTTTATCGGAATAACGAGACATATTTAATACGCCTGTTTTCCCTTGTTGTATTCCCTTTATATTAGCATCATTAAATCTTTTTATATCCATATTTTTAGCTATTGTAGTAGGTTGCTTAGTTAAAGACTTGTCTTGCTCCTGTTGTTTTGGACCAACAAAAGAGTCTCTCCTACTATTTATATATTCTCTAATTCTATTATCAATAGGGTTTGGATTAGCAGCCATTATATTATCAGTGCTTTGTTTAAAGTCGCCCAACATTCTATTGGTTGCTTTGTTAGACAAATCCCTAGTTAAATAGCTTTTCTCATTGACTGGTTTAGCTTGTTGTTGGTCGCTAGTGTATTGTCTAATTTTTGCAATAGACGGATGTGTCCCAGCTCCAGAATATATTTCATTACTCCTAACTGGTTTTACTGGTTTAGCTGTTATTTTATCCTGCTCTTTTTTTAAATTTACGACAGCCTTATTCATATCATCTACATATTTATTGAAATCAAATTTCTTAGGCTGTGGTCCGATAAAATCTTTTCTCTTAGTAGCAGTAGGTGTTTGAGTAACACCATATTTTTTTGCTGTATCAGTTTTAAATTTATTATAGTCGGTAGTTTTTTTCTCTACTTGTTTAGGAGTGAATTTTTGAGAAGAATTAGTGTTGGTTGATGGTTTAACTTTTGATGTATCACCTACAATAAAGGCTGCTCGTTGCCTAGCCTCTGGTGATATGGGTTTTTTAGTAGGCTGTTTAACTGGTGCTGGGGCTTTGACACTTTGTTTTTGAAGTGCTGCAATTTTTTTGTTAGAAATTTTAGGATCTAACCTACGCTCTTTCTCTTGAATAACACTTCTTTTTATAGGAGCAGGAGGTCGTTGTTTTACTTGTTGTTTTACTTGTTGTTTAGGTTGTGGCTTAGGCTGTTGTTTTACTTGTTGTTTAGGCTGTGCTTTAGTTGGTGCTTTTTTTGATGGTACTCTAGGCTCTAATTGTCTTTCTTTTATCTGTGCTATATTTTTTTTAACTGGAGCTTTTACATTTTGTTTAGGTGTAGGCTTAGGAGTAGGTTTAGGCTTAGGCTTTGGTTTTGGTTTTGGTTTCGTTTCTTTTTTTTTCTTAGTAAATAATTTTTTAGCAGCATTTATTAGTCTATTAAACATAAAACCATTCTCCTCTCTATTTCATTAATGCAGTTGATTTATTTGTGTATGCAGTATCAGCGTATGTATTAGTGGTACTTGCTTTAGTCGCAGCCAAATCGGCAGACATTTGTAATAATTTTAATTTCATTTCTTGTGGTAAGTAAGAGTTCAATATTTTTGCTTGTGCGTTCTGTAAGTTTCCAGACTCTATATCTACCTTGATTTTCTGATACTCAGCACTCTTAATTTGACTAGCCCATTGTGATTCGACCTGAGCTATATCTCTTTGGTATCTATTCGTATCGTATTCCACACTATTACTTGCCAATGAAGGAGCCGTTATTCCATACTGGCTACCATGTTTTGATAGGGAATTAGGATCTTTTAATATCTTATTCAATCTCATTGCCTCTAAATATGGAATCATATAATGATTCGGATCAGTTGCTCTCAATCTATTTATTTCAGCATTATAATCGCCACCAAAAGTAGTCTCTAAATCACGTTTTAAATCATTTGGTATTGTATTAAATATTGTCATTTGTCTACGTGCCTCTGGCGATAAAACAGCACCATATTGCTGTAATTCTAACTGTTGTAAATCTTTATACTCAGTATAATTTAATTGCTCTAACTGGGCTTTTTGACTCAATAAATTATATTGGTTTTGTATATTATCTTGATATTTATTATACTCACTTTCTCTAGCATCCATCTGTTTTCCTAAAACATCAAGACCAAGTTGCTGACTATCTCTAAATTTATCGTATTCACTTTCTCTTACATCCATTTGTTTCCCAAGTACATCCATACCAAATTGTCTGTTATCTCTAAATTTGTCATACTCAGAATCTCTCATATTTACTTTCTGTTCTAATACGCCAAGACCATGTTGTCTATCTCCACTGAATCTATCATATGCACTGTCTCTTTCTTGCAATCTCATACCTAATATATCTTTTTCTCTACCTAGCTCATCTTTAAACCTTCCATATGAACGCTCCTCAAATTGAGGTATAAGATTTTGAGACTCAGACAACATACGAGTTTTCGCACTGTCTGAATAAAGCATCCCATTCCTTGCCATATATTTCTTAACAGCATCTTGTGCTTGTCTTTGTGCCGCTTGTAAGGCTGTATCTTGATTAGGATTGTAATTGAATTGTCTACTTAAAGAATTTAGACTCTTCATTACATCCTCATTTGTCAAATTGCCATATTGAAATTGTGTATTTAATTTGTTTAGTTCATCTTGTACCATTGAATTTGTTAGCTCTGGATAATCAAATTGTTGGTTTTGCATATTACTTAGTTGACCTTGTATGTTCTCATTTGTCAAAGAAGGATAATTAAATTGCTGATTCTGAATATTACCTAATTGACTTTGTATATTTTCGTTTGTCAAAGAAGGATAATTAAATTGTGAACTACCTAAATTGTTTAATGTTGTTTGTGTGCTAGTGTTATCTAAATACTTTGGTGTATAAGAATTTGGCGATGTAGTGATACTAGGGTTATTCAAAATTGGTTGAGTTTTAGATTGCTGATTCATTATACTTTGTAATTTAGTCGGATCTGTTACATAGTTTGAACCACCAGACATACCACCTACACCAAGACTAGACCCACTTCCAGACTGAAAACCAGTTGTATACCCAGTTGTAGGATTATTTAAAGATACGTATCCATTTGAATACCCAACATTGTATCCGTTTTGTGCTGCATAATCTCTAAGACTCGTTGAGCTCATAATACCATCTAATTTACTAGCATCAGATAAATAATGAGTACCGCCAGTATAAACACCAACACCATAAGGCGAACCTTGACCAGCAGCAAAACCAGTTGAATAACCAGTGTTAGGATTGGTTATAGAAACTTTTCCGTCTTTATACCCTACTGTATAACCTTTTTGTGCTGCATAATCTCTAAGACTTATAGCCATCTATGTGCCCTCCTCTATATTACTTATTCTATCATCTAAGTTGCTTAATACCCTATTTATATTATCAAACATAAACTCTAAATTTCTATTAAGTTCGTGTAGTGAATCTGCTATTATTTTTATATCATCACTAACCAATCTAACCGATTGAAATTTTGGCAAGTTCTCAGCCATTTCAGACCTCCTTTTAAACAGTATTTATTCTCATGTGCGGCTCAATATAAATTATTTGACATGGTCCAGTACCACTGAATTTCAACCTATACCAATTAACTGACTGTAGTTTATTAGTTGGAATTTGAACCCTGGTATTTTGTTCGTCTGCATCTGCTGTAAAAGTATAAAGAGATTCCCAATCGTCATTATCTACAGAAGTAGAATAGCTGACTGTCAATGTACTACCTATAGGCAAATCAACTAACATATATATATCAGATATAACTTTTTGTTGACGTAATTTACCGTCAAACCAAGCTCCTGTTTCATGTCTCCACACTATAGCTTCTCCGCTATCTGTTGTACCGCTGTTAAGTCTCCATACTGTGGTTGAGTCTATCCCGTATATATATTCTCCAACACGTAGAAATTCATTGAACCCTTTTTCAATAGGATACCAATTATTAGTCTGTGTATCATAGACTAAAGTAACATTGTTTACAGTAGAACCATACGGAATGGATGTATATATATACCTATCATCAGCACCCATACAAACGGATTCTTTATAAGTATAATTTATACCTTCCATATAACGCCTTACTTTCTGGCTTATATCTCTAGCGATTCCACCGCTGAAAGTTTTTATAGAATTATAATCAGCGAAGTATAATGTATCGTCATGTATAGTGTGACCTCTACTAGACAAACACCCAGCTTTGATTGTGTCAGACCATCTGAAATTTTCAGTATCATCGCCCAATAAAATGTGCATTGAATTATCTGAAAAACATATAGTCATATTTTTATACCTTGCAATAGCAGTACCAGCACCTATCATTGATGTTATTGTTATAGAGTCTGAATCACCAAATAACCACTCTGTAGGTATGGCAATGTCTGAACATTTTAGAGTAACACCATCTAATGCAAAAAGTCTGTAGTCACTGGATGTATATAAATTTGTTTTAGGAGATTGGAAAACTTCATCCTCACCCCATGAATTATATAGTATATAATATTTAATTATTACTCCTGTTGAAGTGAGTTGTGATATTATAGCAATCTCATCACCGTACAGATATACTGCTGCTCCTTGCCATAGTGATCCTAAAGAACCTCCTGTGGTAGTATCCCAAGTGTTAGTTGTCGTATTATAAATCCACATTGCATATGGACTATTGTATTGTCTAGCATAGATATTGCTATTGTAAGTTACACTATACCCAGTATCCCATAATGCACCTGGACTAGAACCAGAGGTCACATCCCATGCACTGCTCGTTGTATTGTATTTAATTATTCTATATGGAGATGTGTCTTGTCTGAAATACAAAGTATTACTTATAGAAGTAAATAGAGTACAAGTAACACTAGGAGCAGTCAAACTTGACCAAGAATCACCGTCTATATCATACTCCATGAGAGTATTACCTACGATTCTACACGCATACACTTTTTTTCCTATTGCAGCAATCCCGAATAATGAAAATCCAGGAGCAGCTAATGATGTATTCCAAGTATCGGACTGCGTATCATACGCACCCAAATAGTATGTCCCTGTATTTGTGTATATGGTGTATATTATATTATCTACCAGAACCATGTGTTGCCAAGTATAACCAAGGTCAGCACCCATACTCCAACTATCTTCAACTATATCATATATGCCAACTTTCCCTATATCACCTACATTAGTCATACGCACAAACATTTTATTGTTAACTATAGTAGATATATCCCATGTTTTCCCTGTGAAAGCAGAACCTTGCCTGTTGTCCCATAGATTACTTACAGTTGTTCCATCATAAGACTTTCTATCTGTGCCATTAACTAGAATAGTTAATCTATCTGCCTCTCTTACAAAGTCAAATATCTTAGACTTTGTGTTAGTCAGCCCAGTAGCCAATGTATCCCATGAAGTTCCATTCCATTTTTTCCATGTAGTGTTATCGAGAATGTGAACCTCAGTATTGTTTCTCACACCTATTGCGTTAATCGGACCAGTAACATTCGTAAAAGGTGTGCTCATACCTCGTCTAACAGATAGTGAAGGATAGTTTTGAGATAGCGTGTTATAACTTGAAACAGCCTCAGACTTTTTTATATCAAAAGTTCCAATGGATGTATTAACTCCATCTCCTAATTGTATTAGATCTTGTGGACTTCTAGTATAACGAATTTTTTTATTAAAGTATGCCATATTACCACCACTCTTTCGATTGGTTGTAGTTAGTCGGTGTTGAATTAAACCTATCTGTTAAATCATCTGCCACAATTTTTAATTCTTCTTCATACTTGTTTTGGTAATAGTCAGCAATATCAGTGTTAGGATTTTGTCCTTGCACTGCTAAAGTCTGTACTAACAAATAACAAAGTAGAGTGTGATACATGCTGTCTAGTTCTGGAGTATCAGTGCTTAATGTGATGGTAGCTGGTATCTTATAATATAAAATCTTTATAAATAAACCAGTTGAATTTAAAGCCTCACCATAATTTGAAATTAAAATTGTATTCCCATTACCAACAGCGTAGTATTTCCCGTTATCTATTTTATCTTTTATCCCAGCAAACTCATACTCATCATAATTGACTAGGTCTGATTGAGAAACCATTACACCAATAATATTGTCAATTCTGCAATCAGTAGGAAGAGTGTAAGCAATTTGCCCATCTGTTGAGGTAGTGGAATAGGATGTGTAATCCTGTTTCAACCTACCAATTGTCATATATATTTTTTTATGTAACATATCCAAATCTTTTATTTTGTTAGCTTCTGATACCTGATTGTCAAAGTATCTGTCAGCCCATGCAATTATTTCAGCAACGGTCAATATACCCACCTCCTATTGACTTTTATTTTTCTTTTTTGGTTTCAATTTTTTATATTCTTTTTCTCTTATTTCGTTTGCCTCTTCGTCTGTCTTTGCGTTTCTTACCTTATCTTCAATTATATCGGTGTCCAATTTATCTATCTCTGGAATTAGGTGTCCGTCATTATCTGTAAAAGCTGCTTTGTTATTTTTAATATGTTCGTCTGCTCTTTCAGCTATAACAACCCACGCTATTTCGTCACTTGTTTTGTCCTCGCACTCTATAGTAAATTTACCTTCAACTATTTCCGTAGCTCGAACCCTTGCAAAACCAGCCCTATTACACAAACTTGTAACCTCTGCATTTTGAGTAAGAGCTGTGAATGTGCCTGTTGTCATATTACTTGATTCGTCAATGTCTATATTAGCAGAACCATTTTTAAGTTTGACTCTGCCTCTATATATAAGGTCATATCTAGGAGACTCAACGAATCCATGTATAAGAAATTTATTTGTATCGAGTGGATGAGTTATTTTAAATGTACCAGAACCTTTTGAAATAGCCCCAGTTATGGCACAATCTCCAGGAATTTTTACAGTTGGTGGGGTAGAGGTTTTACCCAAAACAATTTCACTTGCATTAGGTGCGGATGAATTAATACCTATTGCAACGGAGTAATCTCCAGCAGCTTGAGCTCCTATTCCTAAAGCTACGCTAGAAAGACCGTCAGCCTTAGCATCCGTCCCAAGAGCAACACCGAAATTACCTTGTGCCCTTGTCGTGTTATTGCCAACAGCTACACCACTAACACCAGTTGCACTAACACCTTTTCCTATAGCAATAGCACTAGCTCCCGATGTTGTTGTATCATAACCAACACCTATTCCGTATTGCCCAGAAGTGAGACCGCCATAACCTATTGTTAATCCATAAGTACCAGTTTCCGATGTGGCATCATAACCTATAGAAATAGATCCAGTAGTTGTAGCCTCAGCAGTAGTTCCAATAGCGACTGTATTATTTGTAGTTGAATTTGCTCTGTAGCCAATACCAATAGATGAATGACCAGTTGCGTTAGTTTCGAAACCAACTCCTATAGCATAGCTATTGGTTGCCTCAGTGGTATCGCCGATACTTATTGAGCTTACACCTGTACCACTCGCACCGTCACCTATAACAATTGCACTTGTTGCCCCACCAGTTGCCGCCGCCGCACTACCTATGACTATTGAATCAGCAGAAGGAGCAGCAGCAGAATTTCCAATTGCAATTGATTCAACTCCACTAGCAGTAGTTGTTGTACCTATAGCAATTGAATCAGCAGCACTTGCAGTTGGATTATCACCTATTGAGATTGCACCCTCAGCACTAGAATCAGCATTAGTTCCTACAGCCACTGCAAAATCTGCTGTAGAATCAGCAGAATAACCGACTGCCACTCCTTTTAAATGTGTAGTTGTAGCTTCATTTCCAACAGAAACAGAATCTCTTCCTGTAGTAATAGAATTATATCCAACAGCAACAGAACCACTATCCAATGGATCTGCATTTCCTCCAGCAGTAGCATAGTGTCCTATTGCAACACCAAATGTAGCGGCTGTCGAGTCTGCATCAAGCCCTAACGATATGCTCTCAGCCTCTAACATTCCTAAACTACCAGAGTTCTCATCCAACCAATCTTCAAGCTCACCATCTTTAGCAACCAAATAATCCGACCAGTCAGACTCAATTCCACTTAAAAAGTTAGTCCATGTTGTATCTTTCCCATCAAAAAAGGCAGTCCATTCGGAATCCGCCGCCTCTATAACTTCATTCATTTGCTCGTTATATGTCTCTATTAATTCATCTACCCAACCAGTAGTACCTCCCTGAGAAAGCAACTCATTAAATGTTGTCATTTCACACCTCCTAAAAAATACGTTTTGGTATTGCTTTTGTCGTATCAAACCATCCACCACTAAATATATCTAACCATCTTTTCATTTGTGCTACAACAGGAAACTGATAACCTGGATTATCAAAATAATTTAACATAACAGCAGATTCGTTATTATTAATCTCAACTTGGCTCATTGTACCACCGTAGGCCTCTGTAGCTCCGCCAGTATTAGCTTTTTGTCCTAATACTAAATTATAACTAGCATCAGTTGTTTCTGTACTAGCAGCCGTTGTAGTTGCATGACTTGCTATGCTTGTCACCCAAGCCGAACCATTATGCCACTTGCCGTCATTAGTACCCGATAGAGACTTAATATACATCTTAACTTTATTGGCTGATGTAGTACCATCCCAAGTACACATTACATCATATAGCACGTTGTCTGTTAAATATGTTTTACCTGTTAAATCGAAACGCTTTCCAGCTGAGCCTTTGTATGAACTAAAATTTAAGGTTTCTAAGTTATAAGAGGTAGTAGGAGGCGTAAAATTACTTGTCCATCTTGCAATTCCTTTTGACACTCTAAATTCGTCTATATAACCCTTAAAGTAATAATTATTCACAAAACTACCTAATACAAATGATGTTTGTGTATTACCAATAGAATTTGTACTAACTGCAGTCGCCTCAGTCCTTGTTAAAGCTGTTCCATTTTCATAAAGTTTTATGTCAGTACCGTTTCTAACTAAAGCGTAATGTTTCCATACATCCTTTTGTTTTGTTACAGCGAAATAATATTGAGCCGTTACACTACCACCAACAGTTGCATAAAACATAAATCGATTTGATGTTCCAGGTTGGAAATCAATATAAAAACTATTTCCTGCCGATGAATTGTATGAACAAACCATATAATCATTACCTGTAATTTCGGTTGGATGTTGCCACCAATCAATGGTAAAATTATCAGAACCGAATATAAAATCGTTTGAACTAGCTACAACTAAATCATCACCTGTGCCATCAAAAAATATCGATGAACTCCCAAATTTTTTCTGTGTTGTACTATGCTGTGTATCGCCATTTCGGCTTATAGAATGATTAGATGTTGAACTATCACTAAAAGTCGTGCTTCCATTAGATGTATTTGATTGTATTGATAATTTTACATACTGGTCGATACCATAACCTTTCAAACTCAAACTCGTCCCATGATTAGACTCGCTCATATCAGCGTTATCCGCTAGGACTTCTAATGCTTTTGATATTCCATTGCGTTGAATTTTTGTTTTAATACTTTTAGCCCCTAGCGGAATAACTTGATTACCGTAGGTTATTTTTGCATTTGCACCACCGTCAAATGCTCTACCACTAGCACCTGCCACTGCTCCTGCTCCTGCTGTTCCTTGATAATTTTGTATTGAATCTGTAACAACAGTTCCAGATGATTCATCCATTTTGGCAGCTAAAACAGTATTGGTACTTAATGCCAGATTTCTTATATCTATTGCTATTACCTTTTCTATTTGTAATACTTTAGTGTCTGCTGTTTCTGCACTTGCATAAGTATGTTTTATTGCAATAACGTAATTTCCTGTAAAATCAGCAGGAGTAGTCAATATACCCTCCAACACATACGAAGTATCTATACTTGGTGTAGCTTGGGTAATTACTGTTGTTTCTGTACCTGCTGTACTACCATCCATTGTCACAGTTATAGAACTACAATCAGCATTAGTAACTTTAGCTAGTAGCTTGATGTAAATTTTCTTGCCACTAGCTACTGCTGTACTTGTTGATTGGCTTGTAGATACAACAGCACCATCACCATTGCCTGTCAAACTATACACATTACCCGATACACCTTCTGTTCCATTTGCAGGAGTCCAACTATCCCCATTTGTAAAATTACCATTAGTTATAATATTAGTTAGTGTTGTCTGTGGTCTACCACCATCTAAAAGGATTGACATAATTAGTCCCCCTTTCTATACAACCATAGGTAATACTTTAACCGTACAAGCACCACCGTCAACTACTTCTGTTGCAACTACTTTAATGAAGTTGCCTACACCAACAAATAGTCTTGCCCTTGCCGCTGTTAGATTACCTGTAGTTAATTGATTGTCATAGTTATCATATAAATTGACGAATGTTCCACCTGTAGCTGCTGCACCTTGAATATCTACTTTCCATGTTCCACCTGATATAGCTTCAACATACACCATAACTGCGTTATAACCCGTTGTGTCTATTTCAGCACTTGTAGTTGTTTCTTCCACAGCATTATGGGATGTAGTCAAACTTCCTTTGCCAACCTTCACAGGCACAGCATTTGTGTTTGACACATCTGTATCTGCAAGTTGGATAGTGGCATTAACTTGGAAATCTCCATGTGTAGCATTTCTTGCTTGTACTTTATTTGTTGTTCCGTCTGTAGTCTGATTAATTGATACTTGCCCTATCACATTAGAACCAGTGTTTAATACTATACCAGTTAATAACGCTTTAACCCTATCTAGTAAAGTATTAGCTGTAGGACTCGCTTGTACTTCCCCTATTAATGTCTCTAAATCCGATGTATCTGTTTCTACTGATAATGAACCTAGAGTTGTGTTTATTGTTTTTAGTCTATCTAATACCGTGTTTTCTGTAGGTGTTTCTTGAACCTCTCCTATTCTCGCTGTAAATGTTGATTCAGCCAAAGGATCTATGTTCGCACTATCTGCATTATTCCTTATATTGATAGAACCAATTTTTGTTGTACCTGCTGCGATAGAACCTACCGAAACTTTATTAGTCGTGCCATCAGTAGTCTGGTCTATTCCAACTTGTCCTATAATATGACTACCTGTTGCCAAAACTATCCCTGATAACAAATCTTTTAATCTTGCTAATAATGTGTTTTCTGTAGGACTCGCTTGTACCTCTCCTATTAAAGTAGATAGTGTTTTTAACCTATCTAAGACGGTATTTGCCGTTGGACTAGCTTGTACCTCTCCAATTCTACCTGTGAATGTAGTTTCTGCAAGAGGGTCTATGTTTGCATTATCTGCGTTGTTTCTAATATTTATAGAACCAATCTTATTAGTTCCTGCCGATATTGAACCAACCGCCACTTTATTAGTTGTTCCATCTGTAGTTTGGTCTATACCTACCTTACCCAACAAATTAGTTCCAGCCGCCAAACTTATTCCAGTCAATAAAGACTTAACCCTATCTAATAAAGTGTATTGAGTTGGACTAGCTTGAACTTCACCTACTAGAGCTTCTAAGTCTGTTGTGTCACTTTCTACTGATAAAGAGCCTAATGTAGTATTTATAGTTTTTAACCTATCTAACACCGTATTAGTGGTAGGACTTTCTTGCACTTCACCTACCAATGCCTCTAAATCCGTTGTGTCTGTTTCTACAGTTAAACTATCTAATGCTGTTTTTATATCTTTCAATCTATCTAGTAGTGTATTATCTGTGGGATTCTCCTGTACTTCACCAATTAATGTAGCTAGAGTTTTAAGTCTATCCAACACCGTGTTAGCCGTTGGACTTGCTTGTACTTCTCCAACACGCCCTGTAAATGTAGCTTCTGCTAAAGGATCTATATTGGCACTATCCGCATTATTTCTTATGTTAACTGTTCCAATTTTCGCTGTACCTGCTGCAATAGAACCAACAGCAACCTTATTTGTTGTACCGTCTGTTGTTTGGTCTATCCCAACTTTACCTACTATATTAGTTCCTTCTGCTAAAATTATTCCAGTAAGTAAATCTTTTAACCTATCTAACACAGTATTATCAGTAGGATTTGCTTGAACTTCTCCTATTAAAGTAGATAGTGTTTTCACCCTGTCTAATAATGTGTTGGCTGTGGGACTCGCTTGTACTTCTCCTATAAGTGCCTCCAACGCTGCATTGTCTATATTAACATTTTCAGTATCTAATGTTATATCTCCAGAACCAAATGTCCTTCTCATTTTAAACCCTCCCTACATATTAAGTATAATCATGGTATTAAATTACTAAATTGATAAATCAACTAATCATCCAAAACTACAATTTGACAAACAGAACCAGTATTATCGGATATTAAACTAACGTAATCTTTAACCTTAACTCCTATTGCAGTTTTACCTTTGTCAGTAATGCCAGTTGTAGCTGTTGCCACAGGTAAGAAGGTTTTCCAGTATAAGTTTCCACTCTCTGAAAAAATCTCTACATTAGTGCCAGGTAAGTATAAATTCATCATACCTGCGTGGAAGTTAGTAGCTGTTATTGTTGTTATTGCTTGATTACCACTAGCCTCTCTTATGGTTATTGTTCCAGTAGCCCTTTTAATTTGGCTGCCATCTGGTTTAGCAAGTATAACACCATAGATATTTCCCCAATCAGGTTTTGTTGTGGAAACTACAGTTGTACCATTTAAATTTATTTGTTCGTGTGTAAATGCGTTTGTGCCATGAGTAGTACCAAATATGGTACATACCATTGTATCAGCAGTATTATCCGAAACAATTTCAACTCCATCTCCCGCGGGTTGGTTTGTCAACCCACTCCAATTAGTTACAGTACAACTTGGAACAATAATTTTTGGAGTTTTGTAATCAGTATAAACATACATTAATTATCACCCTTTCTTTTTATTTTTCCCACACTTAGCTATCTCCCATGGTTGGTCGTGTCCTCCACCACAGTATTTGCATGAGTATCTCTTAGTTTCGGTTATTAACTTAACACTTTCTGTGGTAGGTTCAGTAGGTATGATAGCAGGATTATTCATTTTCTTTAGTTCTTCTAATATGTCAAATAGCAACATGTCTGTATCGTCTATTAATCTTTCTCTTTTAATCTCTCTCATAAAATCTCCTTATAAAATAAAAAGGGGTACAATATGTACCCCAGTATATTTATTAGTTTAGTCTAATCATTTGCATGAGCAGTACCAATCACAGCTCCTGTTTCAGCAACTGTTTCGGTTGAATAGTTTCTATACATCATTACACCATCAGCTACTATAGCCAATGCCAATGTATTTACATTACAAACTATATCATTGTCACGAATAATGCCTGAACTACCAGTTACTAGCTCAATACCTGGTTCAGTTCCGACATTAGCAGCATCTCCATTTACAAGTAAATTCTTCTCAATAAGAAGTTTAGTTGAAAGAGTTGTTATTCCATTAATTACTGCTGTTGAATAGTCACCCATAGCAACATTATTTCTTACTACCGTACCATCAGTATCTTTTGTGAATGATATAGCCGCAACAGCTCCGCCTAATCCCATGTCAAAAAAGTTATTTTCGATTAATGCAAAATTCGATGCATCATTAGTCCTAACTGATACAAGAAATTCATCAGTAGCTGTAGCAACTACGTCAAAGACACAATCGCTAACTGTACAATAATCAATACCATCCTCAATTTCTATGGCTACTTTTACACCAGTAACATCGGCGGTATGTCTAATACCTTTCCATGTTACGTTGTCAGCCGCAATAGATATTTCAGCGTTTTCATGGTTATGTTTAATTTGTGGCATTAGCGAACCTTTGCCAAGACCTATTACTGTCACACCTGCAACATCAACAGTAATATCTGTTCCTGTTATTGTTTCAGTATGTCCTGGAGCAACCCATATAACATCACCATTACTAGCTGTGCATTTGTTTACTGCACTGTCAATAGTAGCAAGAGCAGTAGCCCATGTTAAGCCATCATTACTTGCACTACCAGAACCAGAATCAACATAAAACTGATTGCCTGGCTCAAAGTTTAAATACATTCTTCCTAGTGAATCAGCAATAACCTTTTCACTACCTTTTTTACCTACTGCTAAACTGTTTACTCCACTCAAGTTTTTAAAATGAGTATATGCCATAATTAACACTCCTCTCTAAAATAGGAAGCAGGGAGGTTCCCCTCCCCATTAATTATTGTTATTATTTTACTTAGTTTTGCTTTTGCAAAATCATGTTGTAAGCCTCATCCTCAGTATCGAACCTACCAATAGTACGAGTTTTACCATTTTCTCTAAAACTCGCTCTCCACTTATTTCTTCCCTTATCGAAGGTTACTCCCTTATACTTTGAAAGTTTAGTATCTGATATTTCGCCTGTTTGTTTAAGTTCTTTTCTTATTCGTTTCCAAGTATTTTTTGAATATCCATACTTATCAGCGAACTCTTTTGCACTCATACCAAATTTTATTTCTTCAAGTATTTCTGGAGTAGATTGAAATTTATTAGGTGGTTCTTTACCTAGTTTAGCTTCTGACATTTTTTTACGACTTTCCTCTGTGACTGTATGACCTTTTAGAGCATTGCTAATTTTATAACTAAACTCAGCAGGTCTTTTTTTGTCTTTCCAAAATCCTTCTTTGCCCCACATAGGATGGTTTTCTCCAGACATACGTTCGCTCATTTTCTTTTTAAAAGAGGCTTTACCCTCCTCAGACATACGAGTGTCACCGAAACATACATTAACAACATTATAATCTGGGTCTCCATTATAATGTTCAATCCAATAAGATTCTCTCTTTACCCGTTCCTCTTTATTGGAATCAGCCATATGTTCAATTACACCAAAAGTAAAATTGTGCGAACCGTTATTATTCCAGTCATCCTGTAATATCCTAGAAAAATGAGTCCCATTTTTTAGCATCCACTTATGTCTAGAAATTCTATGTCCGATATTCCTTGACTCACCAACATAAATATTATTTGTTTTCATACAGCAAACTAGATAAACTCCATTAGGCATAAAAATTAAATCCCCCCAACTATAAAATATTTCTTTTATTATATAATATAGCTGGGGGGATTGCAATCTTTTCTAGTGGAGATTATGCAGGGTTTTGCCCATAGCACCAAAAATAGTTGGTCCATCCTTTAGTCCATCTGCCCACACATTTCCAGCTTAACATTTCAGTGTTGAAGTCTCCTTTAGCAGCATCTCCATCTCTTTCGATACTTCTAGGATCTCTTCTCATAAACATATTAAGTCCAGCTCCACCCTTCATTAATTCCTTATTTACTACGAACCACTTGTTACCGCTTATAAGTGGATGTATAAAGAAATCAAATCCGTTGTATACGTTCTTTGTGTTGTCAGCTACATAAGCCTCTTTGTCAGAACCAAATAGCTTTTGACAATTGACTCTTTGAGCTGAACCAGCAATAATTCTGTTTCCCTCTATAAGCATTTTGTCTCCTCTATCATCTACCCAATCTTCCATAGCTCTTAGAGTAGTTTCGAGGTTGTCATAATTCAACTCTAATGTTCCAGTGTTTGATTGTGCTGGTGCATCTGGAGTTGATTTGTGGTCTGTAGCACATAATCTTTTTCCGTCTGGTCCAAGATAAGCCGTAGTAAATGCTTGATTGAAAATGTCTGCTCCGTCATATTGTAAAGTCTTGTGAACCCCATAAGCAATAAGATTTACATGGTTTTTAATTCTATTCCATTCTTTATCTTCGTACATATCTCTATCTACTTGAATACCAGTTGAATGTTTACTTGCTCTGTATTGTTTTGTATAACCTTCTGAAATAGTGTCATACGCAACAGCACCAGTCCAAGGTGTCATTCTTCCAGCAGTACCGATTGTGTAATCAGTATACTGTGCCATATTTCCTTTTACGATGTTATATAACTCAGGGTTATAGTCTTTTTGTGCTTTATGAAACGCATCCCAAACCTCTCTAATGTTTCCTTCTAACGTGGAAAACTGTTGAGCTGTTAATGCCATGATATATCATCTCCTTATTCTAAAATTGGGTATAAAAAAACCAGTAATCGTTTTTACGAAAACTGGATTCCTTTGCTACTCATGGTAGCTAGGCGAAATTAACTTATTAAGTATTCGGCTCATATGGTAAGAATGTGAAATACATTTCCAATGTTTCTGGATTAGAGTATAGGAATTTTAATACGTTACTGCCTTCTGTATCAAAGTCAGGGTGCATTGCATCCGCTGATAAATCCCAACCTAAAAATCCTTCCATCATGTTTCCTGGGCAAATGTAAATTGTGTCACCAGCAGCAAGAGCAGCGGGTAATGTTTCAGCTAGAGTAATTGTTCCGTCTGTTGCTGCATAGTCAGTTATTTTTACTATTCTACCAACAAGACTAGAATCAGCAGCACAAGTAATGATTTTTATTGATCCACCATTGAATGTATCTGCTTCATCTGGTAATAAACTATCATCAACAGCAGTAGTTGTAGAACCACCAGTAAGCGTGTATGCTTTTGCTGCCACATACTTATAAATAGCAGTAGGTGAATATGAAACTTCAAGTGTTGTTCCACTATTTGCAGCGTGTTCTTGCATGGATACACCTAATATAGCATCTTGTAGGTCTGTAGGATCGTCTAACACAACGATTCCTGTACCTGGTGTAAATCTAACAGGTTCGCCTTTTTCAATGACGGTTGCTGTTGGTATATAAAATTTTCTAACTAATGGATTTTTTTGACCGTTTAAATCTCCAGCCCAGTTGAAACCTTTCATATTATCATCTCCTTAATTTTTTAGATTCTGTTTTTACATACTGTGCTATCTTTTTAGGATTGTTGCCAAAAGCCATTGTCATGTCGAGCTCGTCCCCAGATAACAACGACTTACTTGCAATTGATTCAGCACCATCACTTCCTTTGATGCCTCGTCTCCTCATATTGTCTTGCACATTAGCTAATGTACGTTTCTCAACTTTTTTTTCTAGTAATTGTGCAACTTCCTCGCTGTTTTCTCCAATTAGATACCTAAAAGCAACTTTCGCCTCTACGTCTGGGTTAGATGCCATCAAAGATTCTAGTCTAGCCTCAAAACGAGGATACAACGAGTTCTTTTTTAGTTCCTCTAATTGTTCTTTATTTTTAGCTCGTCTAACTTCTGATTCAAGTTTCATTTGATTAGCAACTTGTTTAGCTTCAAGCCTCAATATTTTTCTAGCAACATCCTCTGATATGCCATGTTCTTCGGAATACTCCCAGACTTTATCTGGGTGCAACATATCAGTTTCAATGTGCCTTTCTATTTCAGCCTCTCTAATAGCAGCCTCTCTTTTAGCGAGCTCCTCTTCTTTTCTTCTAACTCTGGCATACAAAGAATTTTCTTCTTTTGTCTGCTTATTTTTAGTTTGTGGAGTGGTGTCGATTACTTCCTCTTCCTCTTCAACCTCCTCATATGTTTCTTCGGATTCTTCCTCACCGTATTCATATACGCTGTTGTTAGAGTCCTCCTCATATGTCTCCTCGGTTTCTAACTCCACATCCAAATCAGTGTTAGAATAATCGATTTCATCTTGCCTATTATCTTTAGGGTCTACGACTCCCTCTTGACCTTCGTTAAAGGTTTTGTCATTATCTAAATACATATTTCCTCCTTAAACTTTGAGTTTTTTACGCTATTCTCAAGCGAATTTTAGTTATAAAAAAACACTCTTTCGAGTGAAATACTAACCGAACTATCTTGTTAAAGAATTATCAAAATTTTGTCCTCCAACAAGTCCTCCACTATATTCAAGATTGTCAGCAAATTCTTTTGGTTTAGGTTGCTGTTGGGGCTTGTTAGTTTGGTTTTGTGGGTTGTTCACACCACCGCCACCACCTTTACCCTTTTGCATCATTTGGTTTTCTTCTATCATTCTTTTTGCCTCTTGTACTATCATCTGTAATTCTGCCATCTTGCTTTGCATTATTTCTTGTTGTACTTCTGGTGGCAGTTCACCTAATTGGGAAGTCATTGCAAGGATATTGTCTTGTGCCATCAAGTGCTGCATTACTATATCCAAATCTGGCAATCTTCCTTCGTCTACTGTTTTCCATAGATCTTCTTTTGTAATAGCTCCTCTATCAAACATAGTGAAAGCTATATTAGCGTAGAAGTTTCTGTCAGTAGGTTTTTTAGATATTACGTCAACCTCTATATCAAAGTCAGGTATAAAGTGCTCCTCTAAATTGATTGTGTTTCCTAGTTCATCTGTTTTTGTTTCTCTTATCCATACGTCATACATCATTTGATTAGAGATTGTTCCATCCTCTACTATCTTTCCGTCTGGACCTTTTAGCCTGTAGTATCTTTCTTCTGTATAAAATTGCTCGAACAAATCTATCCTTATCATATTAACTTTAATAAGTAGGTATTTTAGCTTTTCAGCAGCCGATCTCATTCTTACGTCAGTACGTGCCCCTAATTCAGCTAAACTTTTAAATGGCATTGAGGCGGATGGACTTATTCCTTGTTGTATAGCTGTAACTTGTGAAACAGTCTCTACCATACGTTGTTTATGTTCTTTGTAATTAGTTATACTAGGTGGAACTTGAACACCCTCACGTGGCAATATACCGTTTGTATCGTTTACTTCAAAAAACATTCCACCTTTTCCGTTGTCCTCTTTGATTTTTTCTAGTTGTTTAGGAGAAATAGAACCTCTCCTGTACCAGAAACCACCAAGCCCTTGCCTTGACATAGCCTCCATTTCCACTTCGTCAGCTTTGTTATGCAAGACCTGGGGTATTTTTATATTCCTTATCTCACCAAAACCCCATTGACTTATTTCATCATCATATCTTGTAGAAAAAGCAAAAGGATATTTACCATGGTCGTATACATAAGGAACATATTCAAGTAAAACACCATCAGCATAATATGCTACGTGAACACCGTCTATATCTCCTTTTGACATATCGAGTATATCTTTTGCCTTGTAAATATAACCTTTTTCCTCTAGGTCAATTGCCCTTTGTTCTAATTCTTTTTTCCTACCTTTAGGCATATACTCAGGGAATCCTCTGTGCCAGTATTCATACACATACGTCATTTGAGGATTGAATCCCTCATTAACATCAATATCGGTGTTAGTATCAGTTCCTACGTGTTTCCCGTATTCTTCCCAACGGTCATGAATATAAGAAAGTTTTTTTCTGTATCTTTGAATTATGAAAGAACATGAATCCATATCTAATTCTAAATCAAGTATTGCTGGGTCTGGTAGAAAATCTTCTTTCCTAACTTTTTCTACCGCAACATCACCAATCCACCTATCGGGACCCCTACCACCATACTTCTCTGAATCCCACGAAACCTTCATTATAGCTGGACCATACTTCAAGAAATCTAAAACAGATCGTCTCCACAATAAATCAAAGTTGTTCTTTTCATCATTGTACCGACTTGCACATTGTATTTTATGAGCTTGTACCTCATGCTCGTTTTTTGTGCCTGTAATCTTTATTTCTGGTGTAGTTGATGTAATATTTGACATTTGTATTTGGACTGCATTAAATACAAAATTATCCTCGCTGTTAGGTCTTATCTTTCTCATACGTTTACTACGGTATGCAAAATCAGTACACCACTGGAGACCTCCACCTTTGTATATCTTTTCTTCGTCCTTCCAGTTATCTTCAATAGTAAAACCTAACTCATCAATAGTGCTTGTTTTAGCAGCGTCCGCTGAATACAAATCACTAGCAATCTTAATCCCTAGTTCTTGCTCCACTGGAGTGTTAGGATTTACACTAGCTTTTTCGTTTGTTTCACTTTCTCGTTTCGTGCTAAGTAATGCCTTTAACAAAATTACACCTCCTTAATCATAAAAAGCGTGTTTTCTACCATTATCCTCTATATCCTCTTGTGTCATTGGCTTTATATAAGTATCATCATCAAATTTAGAATCTTTCTTTATAGCATTTTTAATAGCCTTTTTCACAGTCTCGCTAGGGAATATCTTGCTTAGTAGTGGCTCTGCAATATCCTCTGGCTCAAAGCTAGGTATATCAACATCATTATCATACTTTAAATCTAAATCAACGCACCTCATTGCTATCTTATATCCCACAAATACACCACATAGAATACTTAATCCATGCACTAACATTAATATAGTTAATTCACTTATCATAAATCCTCCAAAGAAAGTTTTATATTGTTTTTTACTTCATTCCCCCACGAATCCCAGCCATCTATTTTTTCTCTGGCGAACAACTCTAATCTTGGTAAATCTCCTACAAGTTCAACTATTCTGTCTCGTGTCTCATCAGGTTTCTGTGAATGACGTCTTAAAGGAGATGTAATTAATTGTCTAACACTAGCAGACACACGCTTGGGTTTGCCCTTTACTGCTAATAAGCATGGTTCAGTATTAGACCTACTCCAACGACCTAATCCTAAAAAATACCCATTCCCGCTTTTATTTAACTTTACCCATTGAAATGCGATTGTTTTATATGTAAAACCCCACGAGTCAATTACTTCAAAAGCCTCTTTTAACATAGGATAAGTAGCCCATAAAAAAAGTACGCTGTTTTCAGCGGCTAATTTGTTGACGGGTAACTCGCATATTCTTTTATTACTTAATGTAGCGTAATGCCTTTCACACGCACCTTGACAACGGTTATCCTCATACTTCCATGGTGGATCTGCGTAAATAATACTGTACTTCATAAATCCTCCTAAAAATAATATAACCCGACCATTTATAAAAGGCATAAAAAAAGAACCTGTCGATCGGGTAACAATGTCCTCAACACGTGGCACGTGCTATGTTTTATGCCAAATAATTAACTGTCGAAATAGCCACCTTTTAAATCAATATCATCATCATCCTCATCATCACTGTAATATGTAGCACCAGGATTTGTAGGAGCTGGTCGATTACTAAGGAGATACCTAATGGAGTCACAGTTGTGGACTATCACTCCTCCATTTACCGCAAAATTATGAAACCTGTCTACTTCCATATTATAGACAGGTTCTTCACCGATAAAAGTTATTGATTTGATTTTCATTTCGTCACCCACTAACTTGTTCTATTTGAGTCCATTTTTTCTAATTGAATTTTTCTGTTAACCTTAGCAGAACAGGAACGAGAACAATATACCACTTTGGAATATTTGTTTTTTTCAAATTCCTTACCACATAATATGCAATTTGCTTTTATATTATCTACACCAGAACGCCTTCTGTGTGTGGATTTGCAATTATTAGAACAAAATTTATGTCCTTCTTTTCCCCCTCCACCAAGAGGCACTTCTACTTTTTTCTCACAGACTAAACAGATTATTTCTTTAGTCGCATGAAACTTATCTTTCATATCTTCGTAATGTTTTAAGTGCCACTCTCTACCCGCTTTAGACTTATGCCATTTTATAGCGGCTGGTCTTGCTTTTTCTTCTAAAACTTTTTTGATGCGTTCAACATTTTCTTTCGTACTAGAATGTAAACTAAGATGTCTACTTTTTTCTATCAACTCCAGATTGCTTAATTCGTTATTTTCTTTATTCTCGTCTTTATGATGCACATGATAACCTTTAGGTACTTTACCATGTTCCCTTTCCCAAATATAAACATGAAGCCTTTTATATTTAAAAGCACCACTATAATAACCTTTACTATCTTTGTAAAATTTAATACCATCTAACTCTACATACATACTCTCACCTCACTTTATATTATAACATATCGCAAGGTGTCTGTCCATCAATAGTTACTATTTCGTCATCTAATTTTAAATCTTTTAATTCTACCCAACCTCTTTCAGTAAGTAGTTTGTGGTCTGCTGTTGCTTTCACAAATCTGCCATCTTCTAAATCAACCTTATACACCTTTTCTTTAGGGCTTGTCATTCTAACATCATAAGCCAAACCTATTTCTTGTTTCCTTGTTTTATCATCTATACAATATACTAAATGATTAGACCCTATTAATTCATCTATTCTAATACCACCAGTTACAGTTTCAATAATAGTATCACCAGTCAAGCAACTATGTGTCAAGATATGAGGCTCTTTTGCAACATCACTAGGATTTTTCTCGTCTGCCTGTGATTCTGAAATACCTCTTATCAAACAAGGACACTCACTTGATATAACCATGTTAGACACAAATATATCTGCACCAGTTTGCTCATCTCTAACTTTGTGGATTCTTAGCCACTCTCTCATGTTATACCAACCCTGCACCCTATCATTACTAGCTTTAATTAAGAATATTCCATCTGCACTTTCTGAAAATATTTCAGCAGCGGACTTTCCTGTGTCCTGTCTCCTGTTCCATAAATCAGGTGGAGCAATATATGAAACTACATTTTCGTTCGGTAATGTCATAGAATTTATTAATTCTCTTGCCTCAGAAATAATTAAATTAGGAACGTGGGCTTCTCTGTATACATGAGCTTTCCCCTGCGGATCAAATGCTGTCCAGTATGCCGCCAACATATCTAATCCATAGTCAAGGGAAACGTATCTATCCCAGTCTTTCGGAATAACCATATTATCTACCACATGAACAGAACGAACAAAATTAAAATACTGTCCTTCGAATAAATCCCAATCACCTAACAGAAAGGCTTTACGTTCTCTCTCTGGTAGATTCTCCAACCTCTTAACATAGTTAGGGTCATTTTCCATTATGACATAGTTATCATACACTGTGGCAGGAATAAAAGAAATTGATTGTTCTGTAACTGGATCTTTTATAATATATTTGCCATAATCAGTGGCCTCAACGAAATCCATTTTAACCCAATTATGGCCTTTTGAGCCTGGATTCGTCGTACCTCTAAACCTAGGAGGAAATCCCTTTGGACTTCTCAAACAAGAAAGCAATATTTGTATACTTTCTTTACTATGCTTGGTTAATTCGTCAACGCCAATATAGTCCATCGAACGACCCCTATACCTATCAGCATCTTGGTCATTTGAGATATATCTAAATATTACTTCACTGCCATTTATACATTTAGCAATATGCTTCGTTTCAGAGTATTCGTATAATTCCTTAGGGACTTTGGTTTTCCACTCTCTTATAATATTGGCCTCTAAATCATCGTAACTCTCCCTAAACAAATATATCAATGCTCCTGGATAATCTACAGCATACATAAGGGCATCCATAACTAAGGCGCATGAATTATGAGTTACTATATAATCATCAGTAATATATAACTGATTCTCACTATCTAGAGTAATACACTTACATTCAGCATCACCCCAATATTCTATACTTGTTATTCTACGTTGTAATTTAGAAATTCCACCATTAAATTTATCAGTACATCGTTCTTTTTTTCTAGGCAACTTAAATATTTCTGAATTTTTTGGTGTTTGTATATAAAGTCTAAAAGCATCATTACATTCAACTTTTACACCATCTTTTTTATAAGAACATTTCTTTTGTTTTATTGTTGCCTTACCACCTAAACTCCAAATCAATTGTTGTGTGTCTACTGCAAGAACCATTGATATAGTAGTAAATTCACAATGTCCCCTATTATCTACATATCCGTCACTATCCATAAGTCCTCTTAATAACTCAAATCTATCCTCTATACTTGATTCTAAATATATATTAGGAATAAATTTTGAGTTGGCAGAGTGAGATAATAACCCTAGTTTTTTTAATTGTTCTTTTAAATATAAATGAGATACTTTATTAAATGTTAAGCTCCTTGCTCTAGTCTTTTGTTTTACACTAATAGCAAAAGTATACCCTAACTCTTTAAGCTCATTTACAATAAAATCATCATCCGTTGTGAGCGATATTCTTCTATTAGAGTAAGTCAAACAACCGTCACCTAATAACAACCCTAACACATATGGATGGATTGGTAACTCCTCCTCTGCAGTTATAAATTCACAAGGTTTAGTTAGAGGTATGAGTAGGTTATTTACATACTTATTATCAAAGTGTTTTATGATGTCTCGTGTCTCAATAACACGTGATTTTTTCTTGTCTGTTTTTTTTACTTTCCATAAGTGGTCTAGGGTACACTTAGTAAATGCCCCATCTACAAAACCTATCTCGTAAACCTGTTGAATCCCTTGTGGATGCACTTGAATAACAGTGGAAGTACCTCCATCAGGGTTTACGACTACATCCCCTATTTGTATGTCTCCCATCTTTTTAAATCCATTAGGGGTTAATACTTCACAATCCAAAGGTTGAGCTTTTCCCCCGCCCTTGGCCCCGCCGTACATACAAATATCCGTACCAACATTATGAAAAATAGTCTGCTTATCGTTTGGAGTATATTCAACAGGAATGTCGTGAGATTTCTTATTTTGTGTGACTTTAGCAAGAGCCTTTCTATTATTCTTTGCCATGCAATCTCCCCTTGTCAAACATATAAACTCCCACCGCCTTAATCAGCCTATTGCAATT